ATCAACGTGGGTTCGAACGTCGTGATTCGAGACAGCACGGCTTCCAATGTGTTCCAAGTCACCGGGAACGCCTCCTTTTCGAACATTTTCACGGATCACAAAATCGTCATCGCCAACACGAACCCCTCGGAGGGGCACTCCTTGTGCATCGGGGACGTCCTCCACGTGCACGCCGACCGCTCGTCCTACGCCCACCAACTCATGGTGCACGGGAACGTGATGACCACAAATCTCATCGCGAATTCCAACTTGGCGGTGGGCGTCGTCACCCCCGATGAACGCCTTCACGTCGACGGGAACATTCGAATCGGCGGGAAGCGAGGCGTCGACGCCGATTCGGCGAAAACCATCGTCTCCACCGGGGACATCGTGATTCATGCCTCAGACACTGGTTCGGATAACACAAACGACAGTCTCATCCTCAAAAGCGGCCCCGTGGCCGCCAACGTGAGCGTGATCGAGGTGAGCGGGGCGGCGGAGACGGCCACCGATCAACGCATCTCCTTCAAGACCAAAAACACCGAGCGAATGCGCTTGTCGTCGAATGGCTACTTGGGTGTCTCGAACACGGCACCGACCGAAAAAATCACCGTCGGGGGGAACATTCGATTGAACCATTCGAACGCCCTCATCTTGGGTGAAGCCTTCGCCTCGGGGAACGATTCCATGAAAATTTTCACAGACGTGACCGCGAATCAGAGCCACATCCAATCCTTCGTCGGGTCGGGCAAAGGTTTAAACTTTTCGGTGAACAGCGGGGTAGCCATCGGGAACCCGAGAATGACAATCTTAGACAACGGCCGGGTGGGCATTGGTTCAACCCAACCGGCGGCCCTTTTGCACACCTCCGGTGGGGCGGTCTACGTGAACTCCATCGTCACACAAAACAACGGGTACGACCACTCGACGATCCCTTTGACCGTGACTCGTAAGACCGCGGCGAGCACCACACCCGTTCCGGTGATGAGCATCGCCCGGGACGGTTCTGGTTCGGTCTACGGTTCCAAGGTTGAATTCGCCCTCGGAAGACACACGTCGTCTGGGACCAACTCCAACACTCGATTCGATATCGATCTCGCAGACACGACGTACAATAAGGTGAATTGCATGACTATTCGTTCCGATAATAAGATTGGTATGGGCACACACACGCCCCTCTCCAAATTAGACGTGCGTTCGGAGGGTTCGACGAATCCTTTGTATAACGGGATCGTGTGTTTCAACCCATACGACCCTATCAACGGTGGTCAAGAGGACTCCATCGTGAGCGTCATCACGCGCGACGATTCCGGGGACCCGTTCACCTCGTACATCGTGTGGAACGGCGATCAGTTGACCCCGGACGTGAAAGGTTGGACCGTGGGTTCAGACAATCGCACGGACAGCGATGTGCATTTCAGAATCACCAATAACGTGTATTCCGTGTCGAACGTGTTTCACACCGCCTTCTTCATCGATGGTGGAACATCGAACGTGGGCATCGGCACCGACGTCACGCCTTCGGCGCTCACGGTGGATGGAGCCCTCACCATCGGCAATCGCATGAATTTCACGGGATTGCAATTCACCGGTGGTGGCACTGAAGACATCGACAATCAAATCTATTCCTTCAATCACACATTCCTCGAGGAGAGGGAATTCACAAACACTGGTAAATCCGAACTCCTCATTTTCAAGGGGAACGATTTCAGTTCCCCCACGGGTCCTGATCAGATTCGCCACGTCGCCGCCAGGCACTGGTTCCAGGTGTACACCCAAACGGTGAACGATGCCCTATTCGATAGCATTCGAGACTCGACCAACGCCACGGGATTCGACGCCACCCCTGTGATGAGCATCACCGAAAACCGACGCGTGATGATCAATTTCGACGACACAGAGGAGGGTCCGGCGTTGGACGCGACCTCGCTCTACGTGAAAGGGGCGATTCAGGTGCCTGTGATTGGCGAAGGGACGTCCAAGTTTTCAACCACCAACATGGAATTATATTCCTCGGAAACACCGGATATCAACACCATCGAAAACATTGGCGATTGGGATTTCCAAATCATCGCTGGCGGTGGAGACCAAGCCTTGGCTATTAAATCCAACACTTGGGTGGGCATCGGCACCGCCACTCCGCACTCAAACGTGCACCTCTACGGAGACGGAGACGGCATCGACATCGACGTGCTCACGGTTCAATCGAACGGCAATGGGTCTGGCACGAACGAAACGGGTGTGCGCATCCTCTCGGACGACGGGTACGGGGGTTACATTAGAAGTTATCGCACGGTGGGTGACGACAGCGGCCTCCTCCTCGGGACGATCGATAACAACGTCGACGCCGAGGTGTTCAGGCTCACCTCGGACGGTCGCATCGGGGTGAACACGTCGGTGCCCGATACGGGTCTCCACATCTACGACGAACTCACGCGCGTGGAGAGCAGCGCGTCTAACGCGACGGTGGAATTCAAAACCACGAGTGGGGTGGCGAACGTGTTGTCCGATTATCACACCGGGGATTTATGGTTAAACCCAAAGACTGCGGTGAGCAACGTGCACGTCCGAGGTTCCCTCAAGGTGACGTCCAACATTTCTTTCGGTGGCGTGATCGAGTTCGGTGAGCAAGCGGGTTTGGGTATCGGGATCGCGACCCCGGCGACGAGTCTTCACGTGCAAGGTGGGGCCATCCTCAACAGCGATAACGTGTCTCGAAAATCCTACTCCTCCGCATTCACCCTCCTGAACACGCAAGCCAGAGATCTTTTGTTAAATTTCGGCAACGGTAGTTTCTACGCTAAAATTAAATTAATACTCCGCGAACAATCTAATCAAAACTACATATCCACCATGGTCCTCGAGGTCACGGGTGGCCACGGCACCGGAGGCACCCCCTCGTATCCAATCGTCGTGGGAACTAAAAACATGTTTGGCACCCCTTTCAACCCATACCCGTGGTCGAACGACGTCAAGGCGTCTGGGACGCGTCTGGTGGTTAAACCACACGACACCGGGAACCAGAGGTCATATAAATACGACGTCTACGTCAAGGTGATATCCTCTCTGGCGTCTGGGAAATTCGTCTCCATCCAACACGACGAGTTGAACCCGACCACCCTGCACACGTTCACTTACTAATTCAAATTTCTTTTTACAATCGGGGTTGTTTGGTCCCGATTGTAAAAGTAAAAAAGAGTTTACTTGATGTTATCGCTGAGTGCTAAGACGATTACGCCCACGATGAAAAACATCACGACGTAATTGCACTCCGTTTCCTCCGGACGAACGATTCTTCGTCGCGCCGGAGCCGCTCTTCTGGGTGGCGGTGCGACCCGTGGCCTCGGCGCGGGCGGTGGCGGCGCCGGGTCCTCCAGTTCGTCTAACGGACAATACCCTACCATATCTTAGCCTCACAAATTAATTTCCACGCCTTTCTTCTTACGCCCCCTCTTCTTGGGTGCAGCCTTGATGTTGATTTCCTTGACCTCTTCCTCCTGTTCCGCCTCGGATTCGACGATGTCAGAGATGTCATCCTCGGAGTCTTCGGGTGGCGGGCGCTCCTGTGGCGTCGTGTTCATCGGCGGAACCGGGGGCATCATGATCGAACCCATGAGGGAGGAGAGGTCCATCCCACCCATGCCCGGGCCCTGCATCTCATAGCCGCCTCCCCCACCGCCACCTGACGAAGCCGCGGCGTTCTGTGCCGCCGTGTTTTGCACCGCACTCATCATGTTTTTGACCAAGTCTGGGTTTTGCTTGATGACGTCATTCATGTTGGGAATCGCCGCCTTGAACATGGAATTCGTGAGATGGAACATCATGGCACTACCCCCGAGCATCATGATAAGTTTTACCTCCGGTGCGACGTGCATGGAATTCCTATATTTCACAATCAACTCTTCAAACACCCCATCGTAATCGTCGATCGATTCGTGGACGGACTCGGACCAACCCTCGAGTTGTAACTCGAAGGGGTTGTACCTCTTATTGAGAAACTCCAAACCCGTGGTACACGCGACCAACATGCGTCGGGCGAATTTCACCCCTTGGTCCACCTCGATGGAGTAGGTGATGCGCTTGACCTCGTTACGAATGTCTTCAATCGGGGAGTAGGCGTTGAGACGCTTGTTCACCGAGAATCCTTTCTTTTCGAGGCGCTGGAGTTTGTTCAGCAGGTCCGCCTTTTCCTCATCGATCGTCTTGTACCCAGTGGACGGCTGCTCACTCGGTGGGCCGTATCCACCCCCCGACGGGTCCTCGTCGTAGTCGTCGCTGTAATCGTCGTCGTCGTCGTCGTCGTCCTCTCCCTCCGGTGCGTACTGCGGCCTCGGTGGGGCCGCTCGCTTGTTCGGGTTCATGAAATCGTTGAGCGCTTCATCCTCCACAGGAGAACGCGCCTGCGGGGGTGGTCGAGACGGCTGCGGGCGGGCGACGCGCGGCGGCCTCGACGGCGGCTGCAACGTAATCTCGTCCATGAGAGCCTCTTCGTCAGCGTTCAGTTTCATGATGGAGGACGTGCCTCTGTCCAAAATGATCTCTTCGTCCATTACTCTCTAGTATGAAAGTCTTGTGTAATCTTTAACGCAGCAACTAAACTTATTTTCTCAGTATATTTTACAAATCAAAATGATTGCCTTCAACAACACCAACCGTCGTGCCCTCACCTGGATCGCCGTCCTGATCGCCGCCCTGTTGGTGCTCGGCGTCGCCAAATCCGCGTACATGCCCCGCCCGCTCGTCCTCAAGGGTGAACGCTCGGAACCGTCCGAGTTTTTCGGTCTCGAAAACAACCTCGAGTGCGCACCGGGTGCGAAGCGTGGCGCCGGCTGGACCAAGGGTCTCACTCCAGGTGGCCTCTGCGGTTCGGGTGAATTCATCCGCGACGCCGCGTCCTACGAAATCGAGAGCGGTATTGGAGGTGAACTTTAAATCTTAGCAATTAATATAAAATGTCTCTCGTCACGACGCCCAGAAACATTCCAAATCTGCTCGAAGAGTATCACGTGGTCACGGTCGATAGCATCGGTCAAGCGGCGGGAAACAGTTTCACCTGTTACCTCCAGACCCCGTTGCACAACGTCGTGCAGTGCCGTCTCTTGGCGGCATCCATTCACACCCTCAAGGTTGTCCAACACGTGTACGTGAAGATTGAAGAGTTGAACACCAATTTTAACGACCGAGCGTTCATGACCCTCGAGGGTCAAGAGTCGTTCGCCAGGGTGCGAGGAGCGTTCGCGTCTCTCATCTCCGAAGAGACGAACCACGTCGGCGCGGGCGACCAAGTGTTGACTTACAAGGACAATTACATGGTCACCACGCAATACGTCAACCCGATTCGAACCATCGACCGACTCACGGTGACCCTGATGGATGAGAATGGGAACTTACTTCCTCGCCCCGACGTGGCGGGTGAAAACTTTTTGGTCCTTCGTTTTACTTGTGCGAAAACAAATCTGTGAGTATTTTAAATGTCGGGCATCACGCTTTTGACAGCCGTCGGGCAACAGGATAAATGGATTCACGCCGAAGATAAGAGTGGGACGTCTTTTTTCTCCCAGGTGTGGAGGAGGCACACGAATTTCAGCCAAAACATCGTGAAGCAGCAGATTCAAGGTCTCC